GAGCGACGGCTCGTGCGCGGGCTTGCTGTGCTTCTACGCGGACGACTCGTCGTCGAGCTCGGGCTCGGGCGTCTCTGCGCGTCTCCTGTGTGAGGCGTAGCCGAACACAGTCCCCTCCGGGGGACCGGGGGTCGCAACCCCCGGCGCTTTGCAAAGCGGTTTTTAACAACGAAATAAATTAAGGGACTGTCTGCGCGTCGTGGAGTGTTACCGCGCCCGGCGCCTACTCGTCTTCCGGGTGGCACGTGCTCAATGTGGGTGGCAACTGGAACAACGGCTCGTACGCGGGCTTGCTGTGCTTCTACGCGGACGACACGTCGTCGAACTCGAACTCGAACATCTCTGCGCGTCTACTTTTTCCAACAAATTTGATTCGTCTCATTGCGCAGGCTTTCCCTCGTCCCTTGACGGAAATCATACCCAGAGGACGGGGCCTAGTAGGTAAACTCTCGAACCGCCCCGCAGGTAAAAAGGATGTGATACCATTCCTAAACGAGTTGGATTCCTCTATAACAAAATGCTTGACATGGCATTTATCAAAGAAACGATACTTCTTGCCAGCAAGAGAAAGAAAAATCGCCGTAGTGTGCGGCGAGTACTGGCAAACATCGACGAATACGCCGAGAAACTGCTTGTCATGCTGGACACGGACAGCTTCACGCCAACCAATCCGAAAATCAAACAGGTCTACGACCAAAGCTCCAGGAAGTGGAGAGAGATCAAAGTCGTTCCGTTTTTCCCGGACGCCTGCGTTCATTGGTTGTGCGTTCGGGCGATGAAACCCGTGCTGATGCGCGGCATGCACCACTGGTCTTGTGCCAGTATTCCAGGCCGTGGCGGCGCAAGAGCTGTGAAGCAAATCGAACGCATGGTACAACGCCGCACGAAGAGCAGTAAATACGCCGCTCAGTGCGATGTGCGTAAGTTCTATGACAGCATCCCGCCGGACGGTGTAAGAAAGGCTCTGGAACACAAAATCAAAGACCGGCGCTTCGTTCGGCTCGTGATGAGCATCATCCAGGATGGCCTTGCAATCGGCTACTACATCTGCCAATGGCTAGCAAACTTCTACCTGGAAGGGCTGGACCGGGCGCTTTGCAGGCAGAAGGGCGTGACCTGTGAGGTGCGATACATGGACAACGTGACCCTGTTCTCCCGAAGTAAACGGGCGCTGCACAAGGCCCTAAAAGCGGCAGGCTCCTATCTCAGCACGATAGGGCTTTCTCTCAAGAGCGACTGGGCCGTGTTTCCTGTATCAAAACGCGCTGTCGATGCCATTGGGTACCGGTTTAGCCGAACCTGCATTATCCTACGCAAGCGCCCCTGTTTGCGCTTCACGCGGCAGTGCAGACGCGCCGCAAAGCGCAAGAAGCGCAATGGCATCTCAGAGAAAATGGCACAGGGCCTCATGGCAAGGATCGGGCGCTTGAAGGTATGTGCCAAGAAAACGCTGACAGACCGTTACATTCGGCCTGTCGGCATGAAATACTTGAAGGGAGTGATTCGACGTGCGAGTACACGGAGACGTGAAGCCGCCCGAATGGACGGCAGAAAGCTGCCCGAACAAACCGGGCATAGCGCTGGTGCGCTTTTGTCTGAACCCGGTTGAGGAAACGGCAGACGAACGAACCGGTTGGGTCTACGATGAGTACACCGTAGAGGTCCCGGACGGTGAGGATTTGCAGGAGCGAGTTGCGGCAGATAAAGAAAATCTTCTTTATGAAGCCCGCGCGAACGAAATCAATAAAGTAACCATTTTGAAAGAAAGTGACGAAGTGAACAGTATTCTTGCTGTATTACTGGGGGTATCAAAATGAACAAACTGCAAGCTGCTGAACAGCTCCGCCGCGCTATCCAGATGTACGCGGCTTCCCTGGCCGACGAACAGGCTCTTGAAATCCCCAGCATCTACCCTGCATGGGAGGCTGGCAAGACCTACACCCAGGGGAACATTATTACCTACGGCGAAAACAACGTAGGAGACCCCCAGCTGTACCGCGTTGCCCAAGGCCACACCAGCCAGGCAGACTGGCTCCCCGATGCCCTTCCTGCCCTGTATACCCCCATCGGCCTGACCCAGGCAGGCTACCCCAAATGGGCACAGCCCACGGGGGCGCATGACGCCTATAACACAGGGGATATTGTGGACTACAATGGGACGCTGTACAAATCCAATATCAATGGCAACACCACCGTACCGGGAACGGATGAGCGTTGGTGGAGCGTCTACACAGAAGGCTAAAAGTGTCGAAAAAATACGCACAGTAAAGACTTGTATACTTTCTGTATATGGTGTATACTGTGAGTAATGGCAGACCTGGGTTGACGCGCGGACTTGGGCGAGCTAAATAATACTGCGAAGGAGAAAAATAACATGGAACGCGAATATGCTTCTAAAGGTGTGGCCGGTTCCGGCTTAGGCCTTGGCATCGCTGGCACTGCTCTGGGCCTGCTCAATGGCGGCTGGGGCGTGGCACGTGCTGCCGCCGGGAACGGCAACTGCACTTGCAGCGAGAACACCGCTGTCAACCGCTATGAGCTGAACCTGACCCAGGAGATCGGAGCGAAGGACGCCGAAATCTCCCTGCTCAAGGCAAATGCCTACATTGACCAGAAGATGGTTGATGTTTACACCACTCTTGACCGGCGTGACCGTGAGTTGCGCGACCTGATCGGCAAGAACAAGGACGAGCAGTACGCCATCAACATGAACCAGGCAGTTCTGAACGGCACCACCGGCGCAACCATTTCCTGCTTGCAGGCGCAGGTTGCCCAGCTCCAGGGCCTGACCAAGCTGGTGATCCCGGCTACCAGTGTCTGTCCTGAGCCGATGCCTGCAAAGAATTCCTGGACTGCTCCCACTGCGGCGGCAGCTGCTGGCGCGTAACAACGACTACGGGGGGCAATCGCCCCCCTTTCTCTTTTCTGTGAGGTACTGACATGGAATCTATCGAGAAAGTAAAGCGCGGTGTAGCGGCGTTCGTAGACCGGGAACTGGTTCCTACCCTTCCTAAATGGCAAGGCATTTTATTCGGTGCCGGTGCCGCTCTGTTCCTGGAAGGGAAGAGCGAGGCAATGCTCAAGCATCCCTTGGGCGCTGCGCTTGGTCTTGTGGACGGGGAGCAGGTGGACGTGGACAAAGCGTACACCGCCGTCAAGAACCAGGCACAAGGCAAGTGGCCGGTCAGCATCGCTGGTTTCAAGTGTTCTGAGGAAGACCTGGACAAGCTGTACCGCTATATCAAGGAGGCTTAGACATGGAACATCTGGAACACCTAACTAAAATCATGGCAAAGTATGACGCGGCTCTGGACGAAGTCTCGGACGCGCAGAAGTATGCCAAGGAAGCGATCTACGCTAAGAACGGGGAAGCAAAAGACCTTTACCTGTCCATGGCAAAGCAGGAGCTTTCCCACGCAAAGAACCTGTGCCGCATCGCTGACATCATCCTGGACACCGACGACGCAGAACACGTGCGAGGAACCAGAACGGTGTGGGACGAGATGAAAGCACACATCGACGCATGGAGCATGGAGGTTCGAGAAAAAATCGACCGCGTGGAACGAAACAGATAACCGCAAGGCCCCCGCCCAAAGCCGGACGGGGGCCTACTTGAACACAGGAAAGAGAAAGGGGAACGAGTATGGCAAACATTACCGGTACTTCCTCGAATGGAGGAACCTATAACATTGGCTCCGATAAGGGCAAAAACTTTATCAGTGGAGCTTCCGCTGGAAGCACCATGACCGGCGGGGATGGTTCCACCTGGACGAAAAACAAGGACGGCTCCACAACGATCAACCAGGGCGGTAAAATTTACACGGTTCCCGGCAGTTTTGGCAGCTCCGGTGGTTCCTCCGGTGGCGGCGGCTCTTCCGGCGGAAACCGGGTCGTCAACGTGGGACAGAACGGCAACGCCCCTGCCGGGACGAAAATCGGCGACACCGTCCACACGGCAGGCGGTGATTACAGGGTAGTCGCCCCCGGTACTGCCGGGGCTACTTACAACCCGTCAAGCGGCTTGTGGTCTACGAAAATCAACAGCGGGAACGCAGGTGGAAGCAAGACCTGGAATGTCGGCGCAGACGGGAACGCCCCCGCCGGAACGAAGATCGGGGACACCGTAGTAACTGCTGGCGGCAACTATAAGGTCGTTCGCCCAGGAACGGCTGGGGCCACCTATAACCCGGCAACGGGTCTTTGGTCTCTGCGTATCAGTACCGGCCCTTACGGCTCCTACAACTCCATCGGCAGCTACCACGATGCCAATGTCTCTGCCGAAGACGCGCAGAAGATCAAATCTCTGCAAGAGCTATACTCTTACTACCAGGCGATCGGCGACAAGCAGAAGATGGACGAGACGCATACAAGGGCAGAGGAACTGAGAAAGCCGTATGGCTACTCCGGCGGCAACGACGGCTCCCAGTATCTTCCCGTGAAGCAGGAAGAGGACACACTAAACAAGATCGGCCTACCAACTTATCAGCCCCAGGTGGACTATGTAAACAACCTTTACGAAGCGCAGAAAGACAAAGCACTTGCCGCTCTGCAATCCTCCTACGATAAAAGCCGCATGGAGCTGGAAAACGCGATGAAAGAGATCCCCGGCACCTACCAGGCGCAGGCGAACCAAATCGCGGCAGAGGCACTGAAACAGCAGCAGAACTTCAACGAGAGCGCGGCCTACACCGGCATGAACGCAGGAAACGGCTCTCAGGCGGCACTTGCTATGGGCAACCAGCTTCAGAGCAACATGAGTACCCTCCGCACAAACGAAGCCAACGCCCTGACCAAAGTCCAGCAGCAGCTTTCCAGCCTGTACGTGGAGTATCAGAACAGCATTGCAGAGGCCATTGCAAACAATGAGTACGAGCGTGCTGCCGCCCTGCTCCAGGAATACCAGAAAGCCGCTGAGAGCCTGGTGAGCGTGGCAAAAGACCAGGCCAACTTGAACGTGGACATTGCAGGCTTCAACAAGGACACCCACCAGTACAATCAGGAAATGACCCTGCAAAAGGCGCAGGACATGGCAAAGTACGGCGACTTTTCCGGGTATCTGAAACTTGGGTTCAGTTCCGATCAGGTTAACAACATGCGCCGCGGCTGGTTGGCTTTGAATCCCAATGCGGCGCTGTATATGCAGTATCACTAAGAAGGGGGCTTATCCATGGCGGACAACGAAGCACTGAGCCGGATGCGGTATAAAGCCAAAAAGAAGAAAAAGAACCCCAAGGAAACAGGGGCGTCTTTGCTTCAAAGTGGTTCTAGTATCCTGTCTAGCGCAAGCAAAGGGAAGAACACGGCTTCTCAAGCCACCAAAACCAGCAACGGGAAGGTTGCTGGTGTTAAGCAGGTCTCTCGTAATAATAGCAAAAGCAAAAGAACAACCACACCCTCTTCCAGGCAGTATCAGACTGCTCTTGGTGGGAAGAAGCCTCTGCCTATCATGGCAAGTGACGCAGCAAAGAAAGCCCATGAAAACACGATGGATACCTCTCCTATGGGACAACTTCGGCGACAAGGAAAGCGTATTCAGACCAGCAGAACGGACAACTTCAGCCGAGAAGAGAATGATTCTGCGTTGCCTAGCGGCCTGGCTTCTAACCTGCGAAACGCCCAGCGCAAGAAAAACAAGACGGCGCTTTCCAGAGCAGACCGAAAGAATCTTTCTAAGCCGGAACAGCTCTATCTTCGGAGCCAGAAGGAAGCGTGGGAAAGCGGCCAGAAGCTCATCGAGCGCGGATACACCGAACAGGGCAAACAGATGCAGGAAGAGGCCCACGCCCGCGCCGAAAGTATCCGGCGAGACAGCGGGTATTCCGGCGGTGACAGCGGCGCTGGTTTTATCACGCCCGAAATAAAGCAGGATGAATATGCGGGTATGTCCGACGCAGGACGAAAAAATCTGCGGGTCGCTAAGTCCTACTACAACTACGGCAAGGAAACCGGCGACAAGGGCCTCATGGATGATGCCGCCGAGTATGGCAAAGCGGTCCGTCTTGACCCTGCCAGCTACGACTTGGAGCGTGCTCTTGCCTGGGAGAAAAAGCAAAAGGACGTTGCGCCGGAACGCCCCAACACAGACGGCAACGGAAGAACCATCTACACCCCTACGGAGTGGGACAGAGAGCAGAGCGAAAAGTGGGGAACTGCCGTTGGAAAAGGACTTCTCGGCGGTTTCCAGACCTTGTTAGAAACAGCGAGAAAGGCTACCAGAAACGCCATTGAGAACCGCAATGACCCAGCTTATCAGTCCCAGAAGTACACCGCTGATTATCTCCAACATAAGGCCAACAAAACCACAGACCAAGCAGAAAAAGAACGGCTGAATCAGGAAGCGGCTAAAATGCGCGAGACTTCCGAGGTGTTCAAGCACAACGATCCTGTACCTTGGTACAGCGATGGTATGATGAACCTGAAAGAAAGCCGGGATGCGACCCAAGACCTGGTTGCATCCAGAAAGACCGAGGCCGGGAAGCTAATGACCCAGGCCGGACTTTCTATGCTGCAAATGGCTCCGTTTTTGGCTGCCAATGTCATTCCCGGCGCAGGCCAAGCGATCTCCTTGGGCGGCATGGGCGCTCTGGCCGCTGGCCAGAAAGCCGGCGAACTGCAAATGAATGGAACAGGTGCAGGAGAAGCTTTGGCCCGTGGCCTTGTCTCCGGTGGTATCGAAGCGTTTACCGAGAAAATCCCTATGGACAGCTTGCTCAAGCTGGTCAAGGGGGGCGGTGGCACCAACTTTATCAAGGCGGTGGCAAAGCAGGCAGGCATTGAAGCAACGGAAGAATCCGCTTCCTACACCATGAACTGGCTGGCAGACAAAGCAGCCAGAGACCCGAATGCGAAATTCAGTCTTTCTGACTTGGCTGAAAACGCTGCCATTGGCGCGATCTCCGGCGGCGTATTCGGTGCAGGTGGACATGTGATTGGCAGCGCCATGACAGCCGGTAGAACGCCTTACAGGCAAACTTCTCCCATTGAGGATACCACACCCACCCCAACGGTCGAAGAGGCTCCCAGACCCATTCAGGAGCAACCCACGCAGGAATCTGCGAATCCCCTGATTCGCGCTTCTCAGGCGCAGGAGCAAATGCGTACCCAGGCCCAGGAACAAGCACGGGCAAACCAGGACACCAGAGAACAGATGCAGAGCGCAAGAGAACGCCTTGTGCAGGCAAGACAAGCTCTTGCACAAAGAGAGGCGGCTTGGCAGGAACGCGCTGCAAACGCGACAGAGGAAGAAGTCCCCGACTTACTCCGAGAACAAGAAACCCTATTGCAGGCAGAACGTCAGATTCAGGCGCAGGAAGCGCAGGCAGAACGCGAAGACGCCGGTCAGCTTTCCAGAAACTTCGGAGAAGAGGCGGCGCACATTGACCAGAGAACCGCCGGAGAAGTTTCCAAGCCTAGTGTGAAAGCATTTCAGTGGGACTACCCTCAGATGCACCAGTATTACGCACAGGCGGCGGAAGCTCTGTTGCAGGACGTGGAATACTCGAAAGCTGGACAGTTCAACGAGAAGGGCAGAGGCACCGTTGTTACAAAGTCCGAAGCCATGATGCAGGCAGAACGCATGGGCATCTCTCGCGCAGACCTGGAAAAGGCCCTGATCGCCATTATCAACGACCAAGGCCAAGAGAACTATGCTACCGCGAAGAAAGTTGAACTTGTGCTTGACGAGATGCTGTCCAAGGGCTATATCCCCAACGAAGCAGGCTATTCGGCCAACAAGGTAGACAGCCAAGTTCCGCCCAACGAAGCCTATATCACGGCAAAGGAAGCCATTCCTGGGGCTGTGAAACGCGGGAGCTTCGAGGCATATAAGGAGCAGAACCGCCTTGCTTTGGAGCTTGGAGAAATCACGGAAGAACAGCTTTATCAAGAGTGGGAACAGGGACAAACACTTGCTCAATCTCAGGCTCAATTTGAACCTCAATCTCAAGATCAAACACAAGATACACAAGTTCAACCGCAAGCCGAACAGCGACCCGGAGAAAAGGGACAGCTGACAGGCCGCCTGCTGGACACCCTTCGCGCAAACAAGGCAGCTATTGATGAGGGCGGTATCATCGCCCGTATGGATGGAACCGAGTTTGCTCCTGGTCTGAAGCGAACCGGCGACCAGGTGGCAGAGTTCTTCGCTTCCCTTGGGAACAAAGTGACCCGCCTTGGGTTCGGCGATATTGCCTTGACCAAGCGCGGGGCAAAGGATTCTATTATGCACGGCATGAGCCGGAATAAGGCAATTGCTTTCTCCGCGGTCCCTGCTGTGATAGAGAACGGCGTTGTCATAGACGAGCAAGCCAACTGGAAGGGCCGAGGCTGGGACAGCGTGACCTTCGGCGGAAAAATCCAGATTGGAGAGCAGACCTATGACATGGGTGTGATCGTTCGCAAATACGGCAACGAAAGCCCTAACTATGGCCGCTACTACCTGCATGAAGTCCTGTTGACAGACGAAGACGGCGCAACTGTGCCAATCAATGCCAGGACCCTTTCAGGCAACCCCAGTGACACAGCTACGCCGTCTTCTATGGATAGTGTAGCACAGGAGCAGGGAGCTGTCAATGCGGAAAACGTCGATGAGAACAACCCTGGCCTGCGCGACAGCTTGGGTTCTGCCAGAGCCGGGTTTGACCCCTATTCTGAGGCTATGAACCGTTACGGCACCATTGAGCCAGGCATGAACCCTAGCCGGATGGTGGATGTGCCGAAACGTATGAACCCCTACACCAAGGTTTCTAAGTACGCCAGAACGCTGGCTGAATCTGAATCTTTGCCGGATGCTTTGATGGAGAATTTCGAGCAAGATGTTGTCAGCGGTCTGTATAATTACGCGCCGAAGAAACAGCAAGATAGCCTTGACCGCGCTGTAAAGACGGTGGAAGCCAAGGGATGGGACGGCGCTTTGGAGCAGTGGCATGAAGTCGTTGACGGGATGCGGGAGTGTACTGACGACGACTTGATTTTGGCCCAGGTGTTGCTTTCTACGGCGGCCCAGGCCAACGACACTGCCGCAGTCAGCAACCTTTCCGCGCAGATCGCAGCCAAGGGCACCGAGGCAGGCCGTATGGTAAACGCCTTGAAGCTGCTGAAACGTACCACTCCGGAAGGCCGTCTGTACTACATTCAGCACGTCATTGATAAAATGAACAGCGATTACAGCAAGAAAGGGCTTGATACAAAAATCGAGATGGACCCTGATCTTGCCGCCCTGCTTTTGGATTCTGAGGACACCGAAAGCATGGACGACGCTATGGACCAAATCTATGACAATATTGCCGAACAGGTCCCCAATACCCTGACAGACTATCTGGACGCTTGGCGGTACTTCGCTATGCTGGGCAACCCAAGGACCCACATCCGTAACGCCATTGGCAACGTGATTTTCCGTGGAGCTATGGGGGCCAGAAACGTAGTTTCCGCAGGCTTGCAGCGTGCCTTGATTCCCGAAAATCAGCGTACCAGAACCTTGACCCAGAGCAAGGAATACATGGATTTTGCCAAGGCTGACCTGGAAAACGCTATGGACGAGCTGACCGGCAACAAATACACGGATGAGTTCGGTGAAGTGCGAAAGCGGCAGCTGGAAACCCTGTATCCCAAGCCAATTCAAGCACTGATGAACACCAGTACAAAGGGCATGGAATATATGGACTTGGTGGCAAAGAAGTTTACCTACGTCCGCGATATGGCTAACTTCCTGAAAGCCAGAAATGTAGACCTGGAAAACATCCCAAAGGGAATGCTGGAAGAGGCCAGAAACCACGCTGTTGAACAAGCCAAGTATTCTACCTTCCAGCAGTATTCCGACCTTGCCCACGCTTTAAGTGTCTACGAACAGAACGGTGTTGCCGGGAAGCTGCTGATCGGCGGCATGGTCCCCTTTAAGCGGACGCCCATCAACATTGCAAAGGCAGCAGTTGATTTTTCGCCTATTGGCCTTGCCAAGGGGCTGAATCGCACGGTGCGGGATGTTCGGAAGGGCTTGTATACCGCTGGGGAAAGCATTGACCAGCTTGCCGCCGGTATGACCGGTACCGGTATCATGGTCCTTGGCTACTTCATGGCAAAAATGGGGCTTGTCTCTGCCAGCGGAGACGATAACGACAAGCAGGCCGGATTCGATACGGCCCAGGGTACCCAGAACTATGCCTTAAACATCCCTTTGCCCAATGGGGATACCTACTCGTACACTATCGACTGGGCGGCTCCTGCGGCTATTCCGCTGTTCATTGGTGCCGAGTTCTTCAATAGCCTGGCAGAGCGCGACGGGGAGCAGACGGCGGTAGAAGTGGCGCTGGATTCCATCGGTAAGTTGTTTGAGCCACTGCTTGCGACAACGATGTTGTCTGGTATTTCTTCGTCCATCAAATCGGCTTCCTATTCCAGCAGCAACCCGATCTACGGCGTTCTTGGCAACGTGGCATCTAACTATGCTGGGCAGTTTGTTCCTACCCTGTTAAGCCAGATTGCAAAGACGGTGGACCCTGTACGCCGTAGCACCTTCTACGACGCCAACAGCAAGGTGCCGAAGGAACTGCAGCGCTTCTTACAGCGGCAGGGTGCTAAAATCCCCGGACTGTCTGAGAAGATGCCTGAGTACCTGGATGTTTGGGGTCGGAACGACGTTGGCAGCGACAACGTACTGATTCGTGCCTTGGAGAACTTTGTCTCCCCCGGCTATGTGAAGAAACTGGATTCTTCCAGCATGGAAAGTGAGCTGCAACGCCTGAACGACGCAGGCTATGAAGGGATGCTTCCTAGTGCCTTGCAGAAGTCCGCCAAGCTCGACGGCAACCGCATGACCGCCGATCAGTGGATGAAGCGGCAGAAGGAACAGGGCAGCACTGCCTATGAGATCATGCAGAACTTTATCGGCACCCAGGAATACCAGAACTTGACGGACGACCAGAAAGCCAAGTTCATTGATAAAGCGTATGAGTATGCCAAGAACAGCGGCAAAGCGGCTGCTGGTGGCGATACCTCTGGCTTTGCAAAGTGGTATGAAGCGGCGAACAACGCCCAGAGTGAGGCAGGACTTTCTAAGGAACGCTTCCTTTCCTTGTATGCTTACAAGTCTGCCATTGAGGATGAAGCGCCTGACGAAGCAAAAGCAAGCCTGAAACAGGGTATGTGGGAAGAGTATATCAACGGCCTCTCCGACCTTTCTCAGGAGCAGAAGGACTACGTTCTCGACAATGTGAAGTTCTGGCAGATGATGCCTGCTGATTCCGGCGCATACCAGAAAGCAAAGAACGCCGGGTACGATACCCCGGAAGCAATTCAGGCTCTGTTGGAAGCCAAGAGCAGCTTTAGTACGGACGGGAACAACGATATCAACAACACAGAGATGTACAAGGGTATCATCGGGCAGACCAGCGACCCCGCTGAGCAGGAGAAGATGTACAACGCCATCAAAGACAAAGACGCCAAGAAGAGCTGGAAAGAGCTTGCCGCTGAACAGAGTAAGCAGCAGCAGACTGAATCCGCTGCACAGGCAGCACTTGACAAAGCTGTCTCCAAGGACAAGCAAACTGCATTTGCCACGGCAATGGAGAACGCCACAGGAACCAAGCAAACCGACTGCTACCGCGCACTGACCAGCACAGGAGCCAGCGAAGCAGAGTGCAAGGCATACTTTGCCTATATCAGCGCTCAGAAGGGCTGGAAGAAGAGCTGGGAAAAGGTAAAAGCAGATGCCTTGAAGGGCAAATAACAAGAAGGGCCACCCACACCGGGCGGCCCTTTCTTTTATCCTTCGATGAACTTGGGACAGCTTTCCACTTTGTACGACAGGGAGAGATGGACTTTCCCGGCCCCTCCCTGTACTTTCAGGTCACGCCGCACAGCCACCCAACCGGTGACCGGCTGGAAGTGTCGTGACCACTCACAGCCGTATTTGCCGTCCGCTGTGGGGACTGCGTGCTTGCAGTCGATGCAGATGGTGTTCGGCCTTTCCGATTCTCTCCTTTCCAGTTTCTTTTCTGCTGCCTTTCTCAGGTATTTTTTCCTGTCCAGCTCCTTTTGCCTCTCAAAACAAGAAACACAGGTTTGGACACCCGGTCTATGCGGGAACTTTCCGCATTTTGCACACAGTCCAGCAGCCAGACGCTTAACACGGCGCCTTTCCCGCCTCACTCGTTCGTCAGTCATTCGACTTCTCCTCTCCCGTGATGAGTTCGGAGTAGGGGAGAGATTCGACCCAGCGGCAGAACTCCCGCCATTCATCCAGTTTGTGGTTTTTGCGTGCGTGGTAGATGTTGGCGAGAACTTCGTAGTTGAGCATCAGAGTGCGGCGCTGATCATAGTTGTCCGGAAGAAGCTGAATCATCTGCCACCACCAAATTTTATCACCTGTTTCAAGGTACATCTTCCGGCAGACATTCAGCGTGTCGATTGTTGCAAAAAGTGAGTTCATAGGAAGATTAACAAAGACGGGGAAGTTGTTACTATAAACCAAAAGGTTTTCACAGCTGAAATCGTCCACAGAAAACGCTTTCTTGTGGATGCTGTGCATCGTAGAGCAGGAATTGGATACCGTCCCAACCTTGTACGTTTCCATTTCCTTCCACCAGTACAGCGGCGCAGTCACATCCACATACACAACGATCATCCGCATAAATTTGCGGTGGTCGGTGCCAGCTTTCACCAGGCGCATCATTAAATTGTGGTCGTTTGGGCCAACCTCGTAACACCTGAAATTGGTGCAATCCCTGTCTTCCTTGCGGCACCCTTCTTCTCGGTCGGCTCTTCCGCACTTCCCACAATCGACAGCGGGATAACTGTCGCTTTTATCCCAACTGTTGTGGGGATTCCGCATCCCCCGGATAGCGGCTTCCCAGCCGACTACTTCAGTGTGTTCAAACTCAATCATTAGTTTTCCTTTCCAACTTGTGCTTTTTTTGCACAGGTTACTCGTTGTATCCACGCAATTTATCGCCGATCAGAAAGAAAATCGGCAACTTGTACCCTTCTGCGGCGGCGATTTCCACTTTGCACCCTCTGGCATCGCTCCATCCCTTGCACACGATAACAGCATCCGCGTCCGCCATGACCTTCAGGCTCTCGCCCAGAAACCACAGCGGCTTTGCTTCGGCAGGGGCGCTCTGGAAGAAACTCTCCAGGGCCTCCACATCATCACCCCACTTGGCTTTAGCGGCATTGATAGCTTGCTCCCGTTCTGCCAGGATTTCGGTGTCGGTTTTGTTCTGCATGGGCTGAGAGATAAAGATTTTCATTCGTTTTCCTCCTTGTTCGCTAACTCCCCGGCGATGCTTCCATAGCCGCAGAGGTCGACGTAGTTATCTGTGTGCTGAGGGTTTGCTTTGGCTCGTGCCACTTTTAACAGGGACATCATCATAGCCACGTCAAAGGGGTCGAAATCGACGCCTTTGTAGGCTGCCCAGAGGTTGGCGATATCCTGGAAACAATCTTCTGGTTCCCCGTACTGATCGTTTCGCTCTTTGCAGACGCAGGTTGTGGCGGCATCCAAAATTTCCTTGCGCGTAGCGTTTTTCTTTTCTGCACGCTTCTTTTCAGCGTTCATCATAAGAACTGCATCAATGTGCTTGACTACATCTGCGTTTTCTGGCGTCCTTTTTGAATCTGCATGTCTGCGAATTTGCTTGGCTATGTCGTCCCAGCGCAACAACGCATCGTTCTGGTTGTCGTAAGCAGGACCGGACCAACCGCACTTCCGACACACGGCACGGAACTTTCGCTCTCCACGAATGATTTCTTCTTTGGAAAGGGTCATTTGTTTGACCTCCACGTTCGCTTCGCCACAAGCGGGGCAGGGTTCATGCTTCTTCATTGCGTCTCCTTCCTTTTCGTGATGAGGATTCATTCTTTCAAATACCTCAACGATCAAAATATTGAAAACCTTCACTGCTTCCTCTGCGGTTTCTGCGAACGGTCCAGTAAAGCCACACTGTTTGCACTTAACACGAGCACACCCTTTCCCGTCGCTTTCCCTGAAAATGCCCCTCACAGAAACCTTTTGATTCCCGCACTTAGGGCAGGGTTTAATCTCGAACTCCATCACAAACCTCCTCTATCGTTTCAATGCGATTGTTCCACGCCATCACCGCTTTCCCTTGTGCGATAAACGGTGTTCTATGCCAATGTGAACCCAACTGGCCTCCATTGCCCCCGCCGCACCGGGGCCACATCGGCGGCAGGCTGGTTTGCCACCAGGCTAACCACTCCCACAGTGTCCTACTCGCTGAGAGGGCTTCCGCCAATTTTGCTGATAGCCTCTAACAAGGTTTCTCGCTCGATGTAATCAGGCGTTTCCTGCCTCCTCTTCTCCCCACCGAACCGGCCTACCGCACCATGGGCAGAAATTTATCAATCCAGCCCAGCTCCCGTTGAACGGTTTGGAGCAACGGGAACACCAGCCAACGAGGTCGTTTCCGTATTCCTCCCGCTGCTCTTTTGTTGGCGGTTCCATAATGGCCTCACCATCACGGATGTTTGCATACTCTTCTCTTGCCCTGTTGTATCCAGCTTCCCAAGCTCGATTCCAGACCAATTCTGCGTTTCGCTCAGCTTCGCGAAGTGCAAAATCTCGTATTTTATTATCCATTTCCGTTCCCCCTCACACAAAAATTTTTGGCGGCTTTGGCATGTGCATCATCGTAGGCCGCCATAAATGCAGGCACAGGGGATGCAAATTCACATAGTCCGCCTTGGCGGGGTGGTACTCTACCACCATGGCTATCCCGCTGATTTCCAATTCCGGAAGCTGTTCCATATCCTCACGTTTCATGGCACATCTGTTTTCCTCCTATGCGGGGCACAAGGCACATTAAATATCAAAGCCGAAGCACACGCCGTAGCTGTAGCTGGCGGTGGCGTAGTTGCTGCTGCCGTCGCTGCGCACATAACGAAAGTACGTGGAGTTGGACGCATACGGGGACGCCAACCAATACGGGAACTGAACGCCGTTCAGCGTTTTAACCCGGTTTTCCTCTTTGAAGTAACGAGGAAGCGGTTCACACGTTTCTTCCTTTCCGTATTCGTTTTCCCCGAAAACCTCTTTCTCGCGCAACAACCGAAGCGGCTCGGTTATAACCCCCTGCAAATCATCCGGAAACAAACGAAACAATTTGTCGAGATATGCTTCCATCGTGCTCAACTGCTCTCCATTTTTTGCAGCCCAATTCACACTCATGCAATGGGCATCTTCGAGCAGGTTTTTTGTAAAAAACGTTGCGCTTCTGTGCCCTGCACGTTCGCACACCAGCGTGACTTTTTCGCCAGTTTTCAGCACAATGTCGATTTCGTCACCGACATTAAGCGGGCTGGAACCGGCATGGACAACATCTCTCAGCTCTGCCCATGTTGTCAGGACGTCGTTGCATTTTCTGATTTTGATCATTGGTTTTCCTCCTTTTTCGTGGGGTCGCGAAAATGCTCGATGGTTATCGCCGTTCTGGGGTTCTCCTTGTCGTAGAATACCCGACTTCCATCGTGGGATGCAACGATCTGGCTGTTATCATCGTCCAGGATACCGGCACGAACCAGCACGTCCGTCGCAGCTTCGAGCAGGTTGTTCAGGTCTACCCGGCGGCGGGTGGGCATGTAGAATTTGCATTCTACGTTACAAGGGTAGTCGATCTTGGACGGCTCTTTGCCGCCGAAATAGGCTTGCAAGCACTTGATGGCTTCCCGCTCATAGGTTACATATTTAGCCGACGGGATAATGATAGGCCGCCCACTGACCTTGATGATGCGCTGGGAGTTCTTTTTGGTCACGGGGGGCAGGGGAATGACAAATAGCATAGTACCTCCTTCATAAAATCCGGCCGTTGGTCAGGTAATAGTCCAGTGTTACCTTACCGGTTGGGCCGTGTCTATTCTTAGCAATGTCAACCTCTAGGATCACAGGAGAGATTCCGTCGTGCTTGTAGTTTGGGTCGTAGTAATCTGGTCTGTGCAGTAAGATAATCCCGTTCGCATCTTGTTCCAACCTGCCGGAATCACGAAGGTCAGAAATCAGAGGACGTTTGTCGCTACGACCAGTAACTTCCCGGTTTAACTGTGCTAGGCCCAGAATAGGGATGTTCAGACGCATGGCTAAACGCTTCAGATCACGGGATACCTGAGACACACCTTCATAAGGTTTTGCACGTTTGTCATCTGGTTCAATCAGACCCACATAGTCCACACATATTAAAGTTAACCCCTTCACAGCGCGAGCCATGTTTGCTATATCGGATACCGTAGCGTCCGTCTTTCGGTTCAAAGTGAGCGGTAAGTCGTGTATCTGCGTAGCCGCTTCTGTCACCCTGTCCACGGCCTGGGTGTCCATCTTTCCGACAAGCTCCTGCGTGGAGAGGCCGGTTTCCAGGGCTAGGAGCTTCTGCGTGATCTGCTCCTTGGACATTTCCAGGGAGACGAACAGCACAGGAAGCCCCCTTTTCGCCACCTTGCGGACGATGTTAAGGCCCAGCGTGGTCTTGCCCATACCCGGACGGCCTGCAAGCAGGTAGAAACCGCTGTTCAGTAAGCCACCGCCCAGCACCCGGTCGATGTATTTATATTCACTCTTTACAAATAAACATACACCCGTCTGAATCTCGTCCTGAAGGACCAGGAAGTCGGTCAGAGCTTCAGAGAATCTGACGGTTTCTTGGTTTAGCTCGTTGTTTTCAACGCCAAGCAAGGCTTCTTGAGCGAATGCGATCACTTCTCTAGGCGGGGAGTAGCTCTCTACATACGTCTCGATCTTCCGGGCGATCTCGATAAGCTGGCGGCGCATGGAAGCGTCTCGCGTCAGCTTGACGTATTCGCTTACGTTGGCAGCTGTCGGTGTGATTTCTAGGAGCTGAAGCATGTAGTCATTCAGATTCACGCCCTCAGACCCGCCTAGAATCGCTTCTGCGGCCCTTTTGATGCTTACCGGGTCAACTGCCTTACCTGTGTTAAAGAGGCCCTCAGCGGCCGTGTAAATGGCCTGATTGATGGTGTTGGCAAAATCCTCTGCTGTGAGGACCTCCTGAACGCTCGGAAAAACCGAAGCGTCCAGGAGGATGGAACCCAACACAGAGTTTTCAGCCTCCAGGGAATAGGCTGAGTTCATCACTTGTAAATGCCCCTCCCTTCCTCATCGAACCCGACGCAGACCGGGGCGCGGTAAGCCTCATCTTTTTTTGCTTGGGAAGAGGCGTTGCTTGCGTCCCTACGTTCCCAAGTTCGGACAGCAGCTTTCCAGTCCTTCATGGGTTGCTTGCCTACCTTCCAGCCTACGCTTTCGTAGTAGTCGATGAACTTGGAAGCGTCGATACCATTTTGCCGCTCCCGGCAATATGCCTCGACCTCTTCCAGCTTGGGAGGAGTAAATCTCTTTCGCTCTCGCTTGGGAGTGGGTTCCCCCTTTGGGGGTACTACACCGTTAGGTGTAGTGGGGGAGTACTTAGTACAATCAGTACTTAATGGGTCTTTATTTATTTGCGTGCGATTTTCCAATGTAGGATTTTCTAATTTAGGTTTTTCGCATGCAGGATGCTCACAGAAAGTGTACTCTGTTTCCCGAAGCAAACCCTTTTCGTCGCGAACTCTCTTCCGGGAAACATACCCAGCAGTTTCAAGTTCTTTCAAGGCGCTTCTCACGGCAGAAACGCCCTCCTTGTTGATCTCTGCAAGGCCCTCGATACTGTAGTTCCAGCTATCCGGGAGAGAAAGCACAAGGGACAGCAGCCCCTTGGCTTTCAGTGTGAGTGACTTATCTCTCAGGTGATGATTACTCATCACCGTGTAATTACTAGTTTTTTCTACCCTGATAACCATGGCTCACACCTCAGAACGGCAACGGTTCCTTGTCCTGCGTCATATCCTGGAAGGGGTTAGCGCTGGTGAAGGGGTCAGCGGCGGGAGCGGGGGAAGCGTAGGAAGGGGCAGGGGAAGGAGCGGAACCGCTGAGAAGCTTCTTCTTGGGCACCTTGAAGTTGCCGGCCTGGATATCCTGGATGGACACGCAGTTTTTTGCTTTGAGGCTGTTCTTGATCTCACCCTTGCTGTTCTGATATTCCTCCTGGGTCACGACAACGCCAAAGAACTTCCCGCGCAGGCTCTGGATGTTATCCTCAGTGAATGTATATCCACGGTTCGAGGCTTCCACAGCATCCTTGAAGTGCTTGAAGTAGCCGATATTGTCCGCCTTGTAGCTGGCGTAGTAGGGAGCAGGCCAGAAACCAGCGCGAGAGTAGGTCTTACCGTTGTCTCCCTTATACTGACCGGAAGCAAACTCCCACTCGACGAGAATGTATTCCTTGTCTTCGCGGTCCTCCACAGCGGTAATCTGGGCGATATAGCCGCCAGGTTCAGGAAGGCTGAACTCGTCGGGGTCCTTTGCGGTGATGTTGTTCCAATCAAACTTTCTCATGTTCGTTAGTCTCCTTTTCGATTTCTAAGGGGCACTCGTTCCCTACATAGTGTTCTGGATAGGCTACTATTCTCTTGTTTAACCCACAAGAGCGATAGTTTCTTTGGTAGAAGGGGCACTGGTAGCAGCTTAGGGATACATTCCCCCGGAAGTCTACCGGGAACCCCACTCTCACGGTGGCGCTGGCAAACACATACCGCGCAACGCCACTATCAGGCCTGCCCATTGGGGACCTCCTGTGCGGGTTCCGGGGTAATGCCCCAATACTCGCGGATAGCCGTGTCAACGGCTTTCAAGTCGTTCTCGATCTCCAACGGGAAGAGGTCTTCGGGCGATTTGCAGATGTCTCCGCCGTCTGAGTTGGTGCGGAAATAGTGATGGTCTTTGTCTGCCAGACAGTGCAGGCAAACCGTGACCATGCCTTCTATGCAGACTTTTTCGTCCAGCAGCTTGCCGATGGTACGGAGTTTTGTGTTTCCGTAGTCGTCTGCCTGCTCGTGCATGATGATATACACGATCTTGTTTGCCGGAAGCTGGTACTGAATGAAGGACATGAGCTGCCAGAACTCGTCGGCAATCGCATTGAACAGGTCGAACGTGTTCCCGCCACCTTTGGGGCCACTATGGCCTCTCATAAAGTGGTTAGTGAGCAGGTAACCGGCATCGTCGATCACGGCGGTGTCTACGGGCATCTTGGACAGCCAAGTCTTGATTTCATTGTAGTTGTCCGAGATGAGCGTCCATTTGAACTTGCCGCGGAAGGGGAGCGGTTTGCCGATGGGGTTAATCAAAACCAGTTCATCGGGGGAGAAGTTCTTTAGGGAGCGGCTCTTGCCGGAACCAGACTTGCCGTACAAAAGAACGGGAATCCCCATGCTTAACCCTCCCCTCTGATGCGGCTATCAATCCACTCGTCAAAATCCTGCTGACGGTAGTCAAGATAGGCTATGACCTCTGCCTCATAAAGCTTCTGGCAGAAATCCACGAAGTCGCTGGGTTCGTCCATGATGAAGTCATGGATGATCTCGCGAGTGATCTCTACGGTTTTCTTCACTTCTTCAACATCCTTTCAAAGAAATTTGCACAGACCGGGCAGACATACACGTCCGGGCCTGGTTCGATGGCGCTTACGTTCCAATGCTTGGAACACCGGATACAGCGCCGGTACACGGGGTGGTCGTGGGTCATCACAGCACCCGCAGGGGAATCCCTGCCTTAGCCATAACGGCGTTGAGCTTGTGCTGCTTGGCTTCCTTGGCACGACGGGCTTTGACGTTCTCCTCCATGCGGGGAGCGATGGCTCTGAGCAGAGCGTCCATGTCATGCTTGGCTTTGATAGCCTGTACTGCGTTCATTTCAGCATCTCCTTTGGTTCTAACTTGGCAGCTTCGACCCGGTAAAACCGGATTTCGCCGCCTCTGATTTTTCGTGTGATGATCTGACCCAGAAGGGTTTTCTGGTCAGATTTGTACTCTGTCCGCCGGTGGTCTTCCCAACAGATGTGTCCATCGTCGTTCAGACGGACGTGCCGGATGCGGTAAATCATAGCCTACCCTCCCGGCGGCGGATGTAGTTGGACACGCGCCCGGTAGCCTTGCGCCAGTCCAGGATAGATTGTTTCCGGCAGTGGAGCTTGTTGGCTATGGCGGTGTCGCTGTCGCCAAGTTCATAAAACTGGGCAGCTCTTTCCGTGTCGAAGTCCCAGGCCTTGCTTGTCTTGGCGATCTGCTTCTGCGTATCCGTCAAAATGAACTTACCGCTCTTTGTTCTTCCCGCAGCCTTTTTGCTGCATCCGCCGCCTGGGTTCATGGGGACTCCGCGCCAGTGGCCCTCCACTAGAATGTAAATGCAGTCGCCGTAGTAATCGCGATACCGGCATCCCTCACAGCCCTTGGTGTATTTGCGGTCGGTACCTGCAACAGCGTTCCAGCGGATCGCGTTCACGTCCCAGCGCTGATTTCGCCCAGGTTTTCGGGTGGTGTGTCCGGAATCACTCATAGGCTCACCAGCTTTCTGGCAAGGACGTGGGCGGTGATGCCGCCTTTTCCAACGGCGAGATATTTCTCACACCAGTTCCGGCTCTTGCCGGTGTAGATTTGGACTTCCTCTTTTGTCAAGATTCTGTTCCCGTTGCTGAAGGACAGAATGTCTTCCAGCTGGTCCCGGAATCCAGGGAGTTCTCTAGGCATTTTGGCCCTCCTTTCTTGCATGTCGGCCCCGAACCTGGTATAGTGGGTTCAGGAAGGGGGTGGATAGGGATGGAAGACGAAAACAAATCTGTTGAAACACCAGAGAAACCCAAGAGAGTTTGGGAAGCGTGGCATGTCATTGTGATCGTCGTCGCGATGGTTATCGCGGTTTGGGCTGGATTTGCTGCCGGTGAGTATGTCGGGGAAAACAATCAGGACGTTTACCTTGCCAAACTCGACGAAAAGCAAACCGAACTGGAACGCTACGGAACCGCTGTCGCAAACCTGAAAGCGCAGGTCCAGGAACTCACGGAAGAGAAGAACGCTCTTCTTGGCAAACAGGAAACAGAGGAACCTGAGACGGAACCGGAACCCAAAGAGGAACCAGAACCGGAACCAGAACCGAGCTACGACACAAACGCACAGGACACTTGCTCCGCCGGAGACCTGGACGAAACAGAAACCTCATCAAATGCCAGTGATGAGATCATCGTCTACGTGACCAGGACAGGGGAGAAGTACCACAGAGAGAGTTGTTCTTACCTGAGACAAAGCAAGATCGAGACAACACTCTCAGAGGCCATAGAGGACGGTTACACGCCTTGTAGCCGCTGTCACCCACCAACCGAATAACCACCGTAGGAGGCCGTCTAGGGAAACCTGGGCGGCCTCACACTATTCTTCCTTGACTTCTCGAAACAAGAACTCAAGGTCCATGCCTGCAAAGAAAATATCTTTGATGCGAACTGCTTCTTTGTATTTCCAGCAGGATAAACCCGATAGTTTGTTTCGAGCTGATCTAGGCGATATTTTGATTGCCCGGCTAATGTCTTCCGGCGTCAACCCGCGCCTTGCCATTTCAGCTTCCAAGTTTGGAAACATCTCGCTCCTCCTTTCTACCGTTCTCGGTTGTTCTGACATTATAATACTACCGAATACGGTAAATGTCAAGCGGTTTTTTGCCGTTTTTGGAAATTTTCTTCTTGCATTTTTCCGTATAATATGGTATTCTTTAGGCGCAGAAAGAGAGGTGAGAAATGTGCTAGATACGTTGAAAGCTATGAAAAAAGCGTGTGGGAAAACCACAGCAGAAATAGCAAAAGCGTCTGGTATCCCTGAACCGACGCTTACGAAGTTATTTGCTGGAGTTACGAAAAACCCAACGCTTGGAACGATGCGCGATGTCACCCATGCTATGGGGTACACGCTGGATGATCTCGAAAGGAGGCCGGGAGAAATAGAAAACCCCCTCACGCCGAAAGGCGCAAGGGGGACGAAGGAGTGGTTAGAGGATTTACTTGTTAGCAGGGGGATTATCAAGCCCGGCGAGGACCTCACCGACAACCAGGCCGATATGCTGATAGCCCTTGTCCAGCTTATAGAAGCGTGGCTTAAAAGTATGGGAGAGTAGGAGACGGATAGATTCCGCTTCTTCTCGGCTGTCGATAAAGGCAGCCACTCTTTCGATGTTGTTCATGGTTCCCTCCATTTCTGCTTTCATTATATGCGGTTTCCTTCCTGGCTGCTGTGATACAGTCACCAGGGACAGGATACCACGCAGGAACAACAGAAAAGGTAGAAACTGGGAGCTAATCGACAAAAGGGAAGAACCGTCCAGGAGTTGACGCAGGCCCGGACGGTTCTTTGGGGGTTGTATCTGGTATGGATACCCTCACACTATAACACATGTGGAGGTAAATTGCAATGATTAAACGCAAAGACGGACGGTGGCAGGAGCAAGTGAAGCTGCCGGGGATGGACAAACCCAAGTATTTCTACGGAAAGACACAGAAGGAAGTACGCCGGAAAATGGCTGAATGGAGCCGGTCCGAAGAGGAAGCCAAGGAGAAGGCTGTGCTGTTTGAGACGGTGGCGGATGAGTGGCTTGCCTTTAAGGTGGAGGTAGATAAAGTCGGATGGAACACAGAGCACGGATATATGCCATCTCTGCGCGAAGCGAAGGACTGGTTTTCTGGGCGGAACATTGGCGACATTTACGCTGATGAAATCATGGATTTTCTGAAGAGTGTAGCGGCGAAGGGGTTGGGATTCAGCGCGGTATCCAAGCGCAAGAACGTGATGAACGGGATTTTTGATTACGCTATCTTGAAGCGTATGATTAAATACAACCCAGCGCGATCTGCAAAGCTGCCCGGAAACCTGCCGAAAGGAACTAGGGAGCCGCCGGAAGACGAACAAATGGATAAGGTGCGTGCGGCATTCGGTGGTGAAGGATTCGGGCTGTTTCCGCTGCTCCAGGCGTTTACTGGGATGCGCCGCGCTGAACTGCTGGCTCTGCGCTGGGAAGATTTCGATTGGGAGAAAAATCTGATCAGTGTGAAACATTCCGTTGAATTTATCAATGGTATCCCGCGCGTGAAAACGCCGAAAACGGATGCGGGAGAACGGGAGATATCCCTGTTGGAACCACTGAAGCAAAGACTTCCGCGCGGCAAAAGCGGGATGATATTTAAAGGGAAAAATGGATACATGACAGCAAATGAGTATCACCGCGCATGGAAACGGTGGTGTATTTCTGCGGGGTTGGCAGAAGAGAAAGAACAGCCGGAGGGGAAAAAGAAACTGCGTGGATTGGACAAATGGAGAGTGACTGTTACATCTCACCAACTTCGCCACTATTACGCCACGATTTTATATGAAGCTGGCGTTGGAATGAAGGATATGCAAGATCTTCTTGGGCATGCGGATATCCAAACCACGCTGAACGTGTACACGCACATCAGGAAACGGCAGAAGAAAGCGGCAACGGAGAGGCTGAATCAATTTCTCTGTCAGGATGATGTAGAAAACGAGGAAAGCGTTGATAAATAAGGGGTTTTAATATGTCGTCGTGTCTCGATTAGGCGAATTCCTGAATCCGAACAACCGAAAACCAGCAATCCATTGAATGCCAACGGTTTGCTGGTTTTTCTGTGCCTGTTTATGGGCTGTTTTTGAGTTGTTTC